ACTATGGGATTTGAAGATGAAAAATTATTTATTACACCAAATGGTGTAAACCTTGATTTATTCAAAAAAACCGAAAAACCAAAGTATCCGCAACGTTCAATATATCTTGCGAAGATTGATCATAGAAAGAGGCAGTATTTATTTCAAGGTATTGATAGTTTGTGGTTTGCTGGTAACAACAATGATTCTAGATTTGATGTCAGTACTAGATGGTTACAAGAATGGTCAAAGGATAAACTTTATAACGAGTTAACAGATTATGGTAATCTTGTTCTTTTAAGTGATGGTGAAGCGCACCCTCTTGTATGCCTTGAAGCGTTTGCTGCAGGATTGGGTGTTGTTGTTAGTGAATGGGCAGCAGCTAATCTTGATATAAGCAAAGATTTTATTACTGTGATTAGTGAAGATAAAATCACAGATATGGCATTTTTGGAATCTGAAATTATTAAGAACAGAAATTATTCTGTTGAAAATAGAAAAGAAATTTTGGAGTATGCAAAGACATTTGAATGGTCAAATGTTGTTGAGAAGTATTATATTCCTGCAATGGAAAAACTCATAAACAAAAATAAAAATAAAGTTGCAATATGTTTTATTGGAACTGGTAAGTATATTGACTTTCTCCCAAATTACTGGGAAAATATTGAATTAAATTTTTTACCAAATACTGAAAAAGAATTCTTTGTATTTACTGATGGTGAAATGAATGATGTCCCTAATAATATTACTACCATCTCTCAGGAACATCTTGATTGGCCTTATATTACTTTAATGAGATTTAATATTATAAACAAGGCAAAGAAAGAGTTGTCTGGATTTGATAAGGTAGTGTTCATGGATGCTGATACTTTAGTGGTTGATACAGTTACTGAAGATGAGTTTTTGTCTGATAAACCTTTTTTTGGTGTACATCATCCATGCCATTACTTAAAGATGCCACCTCATAATGAGGGCACTGGTTCTTTTGAGACTGATACTAAATCTACTTCTGGTATTATAGACGGTGACGATACTTCTATATATTTTCAAGGATGTCTTTGGGGTGGACAAGTTCCATATGTTCTTGATATGATTAGTGAATTAGAATCTAGAACCCAAAAAGATTTGGATAATGGTATAATTGCACAATGGCATGATGAAAGTCAGATGAACAAATTTTTTGCTGAAAGGAGAGATGATGTTCATGTACTAGGACCTCAGTATGCATATCCAGAAGTATTCAAACAAGCGTGTAATTTTGAACCAAAAATAGTTCATCTAGCAAAAAACAATTCTGAGTATCACATATAATGACACTATCATTTAATCATCTTGGAAGACTTGGATTTCTTGCAAATCAAATGTTCCAATATGCAGCAATAAAAGGAATTTCTGCACATAATAAAATTGAATATATGATTCCTGTAGATGAAGAGATGCAACTATCTCGGGGATTTAAAATGACCAATGCTACGCAGAACAGAGGATTTTTAGGTAGTCTTAATCGTAGAGATGGTAGAGGTGCTCCTATTGATTGTCCAATAGTATCAGAATCTGGTTTCGAGTTTGATGAATATCTTTTTAATAATCCACCAAAGAACGCATCTTTATATGGATTTTTTCAGTCTGAAAAATATTTTTTAAATGTTTGGGATGAATTGCAAGAAGATTTTACTTTTACTGAAGAAATTTTAGATCCTTGTCAAGAGTTTATTTCTGGTATAGGTGGTAAAGTTGTTTCTATTCATCTTAGAAGGGGTGACTATTTGCAAAACTCTGCTAATCATCATAATCTTAGTGATGCTTGGTTTGAAGAAGCATCATCTAAGTTTCCTGACCATACCGTTTTAATATTCTCCGATGATATTTCTTGGTGTAAGGAACAGAAAATGTTTTCTGATGATAGATTTATGTTTTCTGAAACTGAAGATGGGAAGATAGTCACAAGCGATGGTCGATGGGAAAGTTCTAATATGGATCATTGGTATGACTTATGTTTACAAACTCTTTGTACTGATAATATAATTTCCAATAGTACTTTTAGTTGGTGGGGTGCCTATTTGAACAAAAATCCAGATAAGAGAGTATTAGGACCAGATCCAAAAACAAAATGGTTTGGTCCGAATAATTCTCACCTAGATACAAAAGACTTATATCCTGAGCACTGGGAGATTTTATAATGGATAAAAATAAAGCACTTTATAAACTCAAAGGACTTCCTCCCATATATTATCTAAATCTGGATGAGCAACCAGAGAGAAAAGAATATATGGAAGAGCAATTTAAGTATTGGGAGATTGAGAATTATACTCGTATCTCTGCATATGATGGTAGGGACGGTAAAGATATCGGAGACATTCTTAAAGGAAGATACCCAGATATGATGTCTTCTGGTGAAGTTGGATGCACCACGTCTCATTTGAGAGCAATGGTAGAGTTTCTTAAGACAGATGCTCCATGTGCCTTAATGATGGAAGATGACTGTGATATCTCTACTGCATCTTATTGGCCTTTTGAATGGAAAAATTTCTATGCAAAAATTCCTTATGATTATGATGTAATTCAACTTGCAGTTATTAATCCGGCATCAGTTCATTTGAGAATGCATAGAAGATTTGTAAATGATTTTTCGACAGCATGTTATATGATTACTCGTCGTCATGCTCAAAAATTGATTGATCTCCATGTGAGAGGAGATCAGTATAAGATTGATAATGGAGTCAAACCAAGAGCAGTTGCTGATGATTTGATTTATAACTCTGGAAATACTTTTACTATTCCTTTATTTTTATATAAACTTGAACTTGGTTCTTCAATTCATAAAGAACACATTGATGTTTTTCATAAGTCAAGTTATGAAGGTCTTTGGAATTTTTGGAAAACACAAGCAAATCAGATTGAAGATTGGAATACTATTTTTGAATATGATCCATACTTTAATCGGTTGCCTCCTGGGTTTGATGGGGAATAGTAGGAATTTATACTGACTACCCCCTTGACAGGAGTTTATGTTTCATATATAATGATGCAATGTTTCCTCACAAAACTCAAATGACTGTAACAACTGAAGATGGTGGACGTACAAACATGTATGCAACTGAACCACAAATGTATATTTCTAAGACTGACGCAGAACGTTACGGCCATGAGTCATACGCAGAACGTGCAGAGAAACTCAATGGTCGCACAGCAATGATTGGATTTGCTTTTGCCCTGGTTTCTTATGCTACGACTGGTAGTGTGTTCTTTTTCGGACTTTTCGGTTTCTGAGAACTTGACAATGTATCAAATCTTGTTTACAATGACCAGTATTGCCTTCTTCGTATTGTTGGCATATTCCATCGAAAAATTATCTGAAACTTACTAATGTCTTTTAATATTACTCTCCGCACTCCAGATGGTGCTGAAACCACTGTCACTTGCGAAGATGATCAATACATCCTTGATGCGGCAGAGGAAGGTGGAGTTGATTTAAACTACTCTTGCCGTGCCGGTGCTTGCTCTTCTTGTGCAGGTAAGATTATATCGGGTACAGTAGATCAAAGTGATCAATCATTCTTGGATGACGATCAAATTGGAGAAGGATTTGTGCTCACTTGTGTTGCATATCCAACTTCTGATGTTATAATTGAAACTGAACAAGAAGAGAACCTCTACTGATGTGCGGAAGTCTTGAACCAGAAGATCGAGTATTAGATACTCCATCTGTTTATGAACAAGTTTCTTCTCTTGCCCAAAAATATGAGTGGGAAGAAGGTGATAACATTGTAGTCGAAATGGCAGGAACTCAAGTCTCTGGTATCGATGTTGGTGAAGTCTATAACAAAAAATGGCAATCGCCTATTGGTACTCGTAAGTATAACAAAGAAGCATTCATTGTTATTAAAAATCTTTCAAGAGATCCCTTTGAGTCTTCTAAACCTATGGATAGAGATCACAAACCTCAACATCCATATGAACCAGTAAAGAATGTTTAATCCAAATCAACTCTATGATGATATGGAGAGACTAAATGCCCTATACGAAGAACTCTGCTGGGCACATGATGATGAATTAGTATTCACTCATGAAAATGGTAGAGTCATTATTTACAACAGAACACAGGAGCAAGAACAATGAACGAAAGAGCAGAACGTATTAATGGTTGGGCAGCAATGATCGGAGTCATTGCCGCAATGGGATCATATGCCCTTACCGGAGATTTAATTCCTGGCATCTGGTGATTTTTACTAAATACCTGTAACTAATACAGGTGTTTGGTATGGGTAATCCAAAAGGAACAAATAGGGGTGGTGGTCCAAGAAAAAACAATTGCAATTATCATCCCAGACCTGATGGAACAATATGGGTCGAAAGAAAAAAACATTGCAAACAAGTCGGATATAAACACCATACTGGTTACATATTTGTTGATATAGGAACACCTAAAAAACAAGTGGCGGCTCATAGACTTATCGCAGAAGCATTCATACCAAACCCAGAAAATAAGGAACAAGTAGACCATATCAATAGAGTAAGACACGACAACCGTGTTGAAAATCTACGATGGGTCACAAGAAAAGAAAACGGGGAAAATAAAGTATGGGGTGGTTCCGAACAGAATGCCATTGACTTTCTAACCGGTTTAGGTTACACAATTACAAAGGATTAATATGTTACAAACATACCTAGGATTAATGGTTGCATTCGTCATAGTCTATATCATTACAACACCTGGAGATGATGACGATGGACCAGACAAAGGTATAATGACACCAGTTTATCAGGGGGCTTAAATTAGCCCTCTTTTTTTATAAATATTTTGAGGTAACTTAGGGGTTCTATGGACAAGAAGCCAGAAGAACAGGAAAAGAAAAAGGGACTCCTAGGTAGAATAAAGGAGGCGACTGATGACAAAGAAGAACAAATTGCTATTCTTTCTACCTTTGTTCGTCTTAGTATTCTTGTGTGGAGCGGTGGAATACTCACACTGGCGTACATTCAGTTACCCCCAGCACTTGGAATCCCCGAACAGAAACTAGACCCAACATTTATTGCATCAGTCTTTACTGGAGTACTCGCAACCTTTGGTGTACAGGCTGCGAAGAAGACTGGAGAAGGTGGTGGTAATGGTGGTGGTGGTATCTCAAAGGCAGATGTTGAGAGACTAATTGAGGCGGCAGGAAGGACTGCACCATCACAAACAATCAGATTAGAACAGGCTCCAATTGTTATCAAAACTGATGGACCATCGGTTAAATCAGCAGTAGATCCTAAGTAAAAAAGATATTAGGAACCCATAACAATAGGTTGATAAAAAAACAGTATCATGTATAACTAGTGTAGTTGAGTAAACTACAATGAAGTTTATCCGCTTAATGATTCTTGCTACTGTAGCGGCAATGGTTTTCTTCTTACCGAAGATGGCATATGCTGTAGATGTCACCATGGGTTCCAATGGAAATCTTGTATTCAATCCAGATAATATTAGTATTAGTGCTGGTGAAACACTTCATTTTGTAAATGGAATGTTGCCACCACATAATATTATTGTAGAAGGTCGTGCAGATCTTTCTAGAGAGTCACTGATGTTTACCCCAGGTGAATCACAAGACATCTTGTTTGCCGATGCAGGAGATTATGATTTCTTTTGTGGTCCCCATCAAGGTGCTGGAATGATTGGTCACATTCACGTAGATTAATATGGCACATGAATTCGACCCTTGTGAAGCACCTGTTGAAGGTGAGCTTGACAAGTGGGGGTTTACTATTAAACCAACAATCACTGAAGAACAATTGATTTTACTTTGTTTAAAGAATGCTCCATGTGGAACTGATAGGAAACAAGTAATGACTATCGTAAAAAAATATGAGGAGAAACTAAGTCATGGATAATAATTTCAAGACAAGATTTGATTTTGCAATGAGTTCATTCTCTAGAATGTATGGTGTCAATAGAGTGAGAACTTCACCTGACATTACTAGGTTCTGTACAAGATGGGCGGAGACCGAGGAAGAACATCCTGTAGGAAGTTTGACTTCAATTGATTTTTATTTCAGAGACAACTGGGAAATTTGGGGAGAATGTGTATGAATAATGTAGCACTCAAGGCAGCACACTTTGCTTCTGCCACACTCAATAATCCTTTTGGGATTGGAACACTAAGTCTTGCATTGATTGTTGTACCTATTATTGGTATGCATCTTGTCCACAAATACAACTGGCAACACTGGGCACCATTTCACAAATGAACTTATTACTTCGTGCTCATGAGAATGTGAATGACCCTGTATGGTCAGTAATTATATCCGTGATGATTGCTGTTGCTTTGGCATTTGGTTATGTCATATACATATTAAAGATATCCTATACAGAGTTAGACGATGGTAGCAATGGTTCCGCCGAGTAGAAAGAGTTGCTACAACTTTAGAGTTGTAGAGGTTGTGAAAATAATTGATGGAGATACCGCGGATTTTATTTTAGACTTAGGGTTTGACTTATATAAAAAGGAACGAGTAAGGGTAGCGGGAGTTGATACGCCAGAAAAAAGGACAAAGAATCTAGAGGAGAAAGCTCTTGGAATCGAAGCAACCAACTGGCTCAAAGAAAAATTGGAAGGGGCTATCGCTGGTGATGATGAGTTGTCTGTTAGGACTGAACTTGTTGGTGGGGTCGGTAAATATGGCAGGCTTCTCGGTTGGCTTTATTGCGGGGATGAATTACTGTCCCTCAACGAACAAATGATTGCCGAAGGATATGCGTTACCCTATTCAGGTGGAACAAAAAACATGGACCTAGAAGCACTCCGAGAAATTCGTAGAGCAAACGGTACGATGGTTTAGTAACTATGGCAAGTCTATTTGTATTTGGATTTATAACTGTACTTTGTTACGGTCTACATATAACATGGCCTATAAAAAAAGGTAAAGGTTAAGATGCAAAAACTAATTAACGTTCTGGCACTACTATCGTTTGCGGGAACTGCGGGAATCGTAGGTGGTGGTACTTATGTTTATGTCAATAAGGATGCAATCATTGAGAACGTAAAGAGTCAAGTTACTGCAGCTGCAACTGAAGCAATCACCGGTGCACTTCCTGGTATGTTGGATTCTGCAATGCCAGAACTTCCTGGTGCAACTGGTGGTGTTATTCCTTCAGCACCTAAATCTACCGGAGGAGTACTTCCATTCTAATGGAAATTCGTGAGATAAACATAAGGAGTCTAGATATACCTGAACTCCCTGGTTATTTGATATCTCCAACGGTATCACTTCCACAAACACCACCCGTCACTACATTAATAGGTACTCCTATTATTGATATACCTGGGTGTGTGGAAGCACATGAGTCCAATAATTCAAACGATAACCTTATACAAGATGACCCGAGAGGAATACTTACGTTTTGTGATTCTGGGTTCCCTAGTTTTAATCCTATTCAGTTTGAACCGAACAGGATGATACCAACCCCGGTTCCACAAATTCCAAAATCAGAAGGACCTAAACCGAACATACCACCGGTACCAGAAATTAAACCACCACCTGTTACTACTGCTGCTACCATAGAATGTCCTACACCAATACAGGATACAAAAGAACCTGTAGGAACATACATCAATGGTTATAGAGACAAAATTATTGAGTATAAATTAATAGGTAGTGAGTGTGTTCAAATCACAGAGTCGGTAGGTATACCTCAACAAATTATTGCTGTTCTCCCTAGTGGTGGTCAAGTTGTATCTGTTGGTGGTATTGCGGTTATTGCAACGACATCAGCACTACTTGCAAAACCATTAGCAGATATACTACTGAAGATAGTTAAACCTACTGTCAAAAAAGTAATTAAGAAAATTGCAACTCTTAGGGGAAAGCAACCTAAAGTTCTATCACTACAAGAACGTAGAGAACTTCAAAGAGAAAGAACCGAAGCCATACGAAAATTAAGATCTGTTGTAAAACCAAAATAATATTATGGATTTTTTTGAAGAGCATCACAATACATTAGATGAAGATTTTTGTAAACATGTAATAGAAAAATTTGAAAACGATTCTAATTGTTTTCCAGGAGAAACTGGAGAAGGTGTTAATAAAGAGATAAAAGACTCTACCGATTTATGTTTCTACGGAGATACAAATTGGGAGAAAGAAGATAAAATATTTTACGATTCTCTTTCAAAATATACGACACCTTATATTCAAAAATATTATAATGACCGAATTTGGAATGCTAATGTTCAGTCATATGATACTGGTTATCAAATACAAAGAACGACACCAGAACAAACAGGATATGTGTGGCACCATGACTCGCTATCATCACTAAATCGAAACAATGAAGTCAGTGCTAGAATAATTACATTCCTCTGGTATCTAAACACTACTGTAGACGGATCAGGAACTACTGAATTTTATGATGGGACACATGTAACGCCAGAGGCTGGTAAGCTAATTCTATTCCCAGCAACATGGACATATTCACATAGAGGTCACCCACCTACAGAAGGATTAAAATATATTTGTACTGGTTGGATTTGGCAAATTCAAACTCTCTCAAGGTAAGTTAACCACCAATTGGTCCACCTAGGTCTTCTGCTTTAGTTGATGCTGGAATACTATGTCTATGTTGTGGTATGACACCACCCGGATTGGTTACAACTACATCAGCACATATCTTTGCGTATTGACTTTGAGGGTGGAAATAGATTCCTGCCTTCATCAACTCACCACAGTTTTTAAGACGAGCTATTTCAAAGTCTAAACGTTTGTTTGCAGATGCTTGTTGCATTAATGCAATGTTTGCTGCTGCAGCTTCTTTACATTGTTCTTGCAACTTTCTATCTAAAGGTTGTGATAGGGTTGCTGAGAACCCCAGAGAGAGGTTGTAATTATCTTTCTGACCAGTTCTAGTAGGAATTGTATACAAGATACTTCCTGGGTTATCTAGAGACCCGTCATCGTTTAAATCTCTCATATCATATACCGGGTCATCAAAGTATGGTTCATAAGGTTTGGCTGCAGATGCAGAACCAGTTACGAACGGTGTGATATTAAGAGTAGGTCCTTGACATGATATACCTCCACCATAGGTATTTGTAATGTATGGACCTTGTAAGACTTGAATGGCTTGGTTAGTAACACTACCAGATGAGTTTGCAACAGGAGAGGCAGTTGCAGAAACACCACCAACACTATCAGCAAGAGCTTTTGTAGGTGATAAGAAACCAATTCCAATAGATGCAAGTAACACCAGTCTAACTTGTTTTTTCAAGAATGTCATGCTTTAATAACCATTGTGTCTAAATAAGTTCATAGTAGTTATAATGTTCAGTCAATGAAAGTCATAGACTTATCTGGTAGTATATATGGTTCTCTTACTGTTTTGAGGAAAGATATACAAAAAACTAATGAGGAACAAAGGGGCCACTACTGGTGTAGGTGTGCTTGTTGTGGAGAAGAGAAACTTATATCCAGCAGCATCATAATAGGAAGGAAGGGCGTATTACCAAAGAGTTGTGGTTGTATGAAGAAGGCAGGTTATACACATCCCAAGTCAAGACCAGATAAGAAATATGAGACCCGCCTATTACATTATGCTTGGCGTAATAGTAGGAGAAGAGGAGAGACCTGCACCCTAACAGTGGATGACATACCACCTATCCCTACACACTGTCCTGTGTTAGGAATACCCCTAGTCCCTGGAGGAAAGGGTGGTAAGAGTGTTGATAATAGTCCTAGTGTGGATAGAATAGACAGTAGGAAAGGATATGAAGTAGGTAATATTTGGATAGTGTCACAGAGGGCAAACAGAATAAAGAGCGATGCAACACTATCAGAGTTGAAGTTATTATTTGAGGCGTTAGAAAAAGTTACTGGCTAAAAATGGAGGTAGTATCAGTTATTGACTCTACGACTGTTTCTCTTTGAATAATCGTTTGATTGCTTAAACCAGGACCGCGATAAGTTTCTGTGAATTGAAACGCTCCACCTGGAGTTGTTAGAGCGAATGATGGTCTTGATCCTACTCCCGTCCATGATGAGGTCACCCCTTCAATTGTTACTGTATTTGATGTTGTTTCTGGAGATAAATTACCTGATGCGGTAATACCTGACCCAGTAGCAGTATATTGATATCCTGTATTGTAATCCATTGAGTTGATTGTTTCTTGAACAATACTCGTGGTCTCAGTACGGCTTGTCATACTTCCTTGCGTGAAATTTGGCACGACTGGAACTGCCTTAACAGGTTGAGACAGTCCCTGAATGATACCAAGAAACAATCCAATAAAGATTATTTTCTTCATGACCATTACCGTATAGTAACTTCAGAAATATATTGTCCTGTAGCACTTGTTCCAGCACCACCTGCCGTTAACGATACGACTCCTGCCGAAGTAATAGTACCAGCCAAAGAGCCAGCAACACCCCCAGCTGTGGTTGTGGTATTTCCAAGCATGGGAAGAGACGGAGCAACTCCTGCCGTAACTGTAGTTGCCGTTGGAGTTGCATCACCTTCAAGGAATGTTTCGGTGAAGGTGAATGGTGATCCTGCAGTTGTGATGCTATAGTCACCTGGTGTATATCCCACTCCAGAACCTGGTGTGAGACTGCCCAAGCCACCAGCAGTATCCAAAGTAATGTTAGTCCCGGATACAGAATATTGAGAGCCGATTCTTTGAGACTGTGAAGCCGCACTATCAACTTGGAGCTGTACTGAAGAAGAAATTTTATGAGTAAGATC